TGCCAAACAGCGCCCGTACAGATGGCACAGTGCGCACATTCACTGAAACCATTCTCAAGAATGTGATTCAGAAAGTGTGGACTGCTGGTGGTACACCTAAGATTTTGATGTGCGGTCCTGTTAACAAGCAGCGCGTGTCAGGCTTCTCTGGTATTGCCTCAAGCCGTTTCAACATTGATGGAGGCGCAAAGCCAGCAACCCTCGTGGGCGCTGTCGATATCTACGTTAACTAATGGCGTCGATAAGCAGTAATGCTTATTTGTAACTAGGTGAATTCGGTGAACCTCCTAACTGTCAAGCCGGACAAAGGACAATACCGAGCCAAGCCGAGAAATCGGAAGGTGTAACGACTAGAGGCGGGAGCCTCGTAGGACCAAGCGGTCCGAAGTGCCTAGCCCCAGAAATGGGTGAAGAGATAGTCTGATCTACCAGGTAACTGGTAGCCTCGAAAGAGGGATGAGAAGGTAGCGAGTCTCATTTAACATTGATGCAGTGATTTCGGCAATGTGCAAGTGATTGCAAACCGCTTCCAGCGTGAGCGCGATGCATGGGTGATTGATCCTGACTACGCCAAGATGACTGTGCTGCGCCCTTACCAGCAAGTTGAATTGGCCAAGACTGGCGATGCTGAAAAGCGTATGCTGATCGTGGAATGGGGCCATAAAGTTACGGCTGAAAATGCCCACGGCTTGGCTGCTGACTTGATCACTTCTTAATCGAAGCAAACTGAAAGGGCCAGGGAAACTTGGCCCTTTTTTTAAAATGATTCACAAAAGACTATTTAGCGAAAACAAAGATCAAGGCATCAAACGCATCTGGCATGAAAACCCAGAGACTGGCGATGTGACCATTGAGACCCAACAAGATGTCACAGCGGTGATTGAGGCCAACAAGGCCATCTATAACGCTGTGGATGAGAAAGCCAACTGGACTGGTGAGTGGCACTTGGTGGCATCCATCCCCGAATCCCTTTATTACAAGATGAAGGCCGAGGGCAAGATCGATGATCAGGAGTACATGAAAAAATGGCTCAACGACTCCGACAACCAATTTTTTAGAACTCGCCCTGGGAAAGTATGAACTACATTGCTGTATGCACACCGGCCCGTGATCAGGTCCACACAAATTACACCTACTGCATGGTGAACATGGTGGCTTATCACACACTCAACACGACAGACGCTATCAGTCTGAAATTGATGCAAGGCACGATTATCCAAAACCAAAGGGCTGACCTTTGCTTGGATGCCATGGCCGAGGGCTGCACCCACATTCTTTTCATTGACTCAGACATGACCTTTCCACAGGACATGGTCCAGCGGCTCTTAAAGCACGACAAAGAGATTGTGGCTGCCAACTGTGCCAGGCGCAGAATGCCCACTGGCCCAACTGCCCAGAACTATGACGAGAACGGCAAGCGCCAATCGGTCTACACCATGCCAGAATCGACTGGATTGGAAGAGGTGGGAAGCATTGGAACGGGCATAATGCTGATCAAGCGCGAGGTGTTTGAGGGCATGAGTGAGCCATGGTTTGATATGCCATGGCAGACCACCAGAGGCTACATGGGTGAGGATGTGTTCTTTTGTAAGAAAGCTCAAGAGCTGGGTTACAAAGTCTACATCGACCATGATGTCTCAAAGGAAATTGGCCACATTGGCACATTTGAATTTCGCCATGAACACACTTGGATTGTGAAAGAGGAAATGGAAAAAGAGGCCCAATAATGGCACTTACTACATACACAGAGTTAAAGACTTCAATAGCAGACTGGCTTAATCGTTCAGATTTAACGACCACCATTCCCGACTTTATCTCTCTGGCCGAAGCACAAATCGAAAGAACACTGCGCACTAGGCAGATGCTGACCAGGTCAAATTTGACAGTGGATGGAGAGTTTGAGTCAACGCCTGCTGACTTTTTAGAAGTCAAAGCATTTAAATTGACCAGCACAAACCCAATCACCCCTTTGTCTTTTATGACAATGGATGCCTTGGATGAGGAATCAACAAAATTTACGGCCAGCGGCAGGCCAAAGTTTTTTGGTGTGGTCGGCACTCAATTTCGTTTTGTGCCAACACCAGACGCAAGCTATACAGCCGAAATTGTCTACTTTGCAAATTTAAATAAACTGTCTGCAAGTGTTGCAACCAATTTTATTTTGACATCAAGCCCTGATATATATCTTTATGGAGCGCTATTGCAGGCCGCCCCATACTTGCAAGATGATGCGAGAATTCAAGTATGGGCGACTCTTTATGAGCGCGCATTAAACGACTTGCAAGTGGCCGATGACCGAGGCTCAACTTCTGGCGGCAATTTGTTGACCCGCGCAAAAACATTTGGTTAAGGACTAAAAATGGCAGATACCACCACCACAAATCTATTGCTGACCAAGCCAGAAGTTGGCGCAAGCTCAAACACTTGGGGTACTAAGGTCAATGCTGACCTTGATTTAATTGATGCATTGTTTGATGCTGGCCCACTGTTAAAAGTGACAAAGGGCGGCACGGGTGTTGGTACAAGCACAGGCACAGGCAACAACGTGTTGTCAAATTCGCCAACACTTGTCACGCCAGTTTTAGGCACTCCAACATCAGCAACGCTGACCAACGCCACAGGGCTGCCAATATCCACTGGTGTCAGTGGATTAGGTGCTGGCATTGCCACATTCTTGGCCACGCCATCTTCTGCCAATCTTGCGTCTGCTGTGACTGATGAGACAGGCACTGGCAATTTGGTATTCACCAATTCACCCACTTTGGTGACACCAGCTCTTGGAACACCATCTGCGGTTGTACTGACCAACGCCACAGGACTGCCTTTAGCCACTGGTGTGACTGGTATTTTGCCAATAGCCAATGGTGGCACGGGAGAAGCCACTGGATTGCCTTTAGCCACTGGCGTGACTGGAACACTGGCAGTGGCCAATGGCGGCACTGGCCAGACAAGCTATACCGATGGCCAGCTGCTGATTGGTAACAGCACCGGCAATACTTTGACCAAGGCATCCTTGACCGCTGGGTCTGGTGTGACCATCACACCAGGCGCTGGGTCTATTCAAATTGCATTCACTGGCCCAGGCGCTGGCTCAGTTACCAGTGTGAGTGTGGAATCTGCCAATGGTTTTGCGGGGACAGTAGCAACTGCTACATCAACGCCAGCCATTACTTTGTCAACATCCATTACGGGTGTTTTAAAAGGTAATGGCACTGCAATTTCTGCTGCTACTGCGGGTACAGACTATGTTGTCCCTGGTGGCGCATTAGGAACACCATCTAGCGGTACTTTAACCAATGCCACAGGGCTGCCTCTGTCAACTGGTGTGACAGGAACACTTGCTATTGCCAATGGTGGCACAGGTCAAACCACCTTGGCCGCGGCTAATATTCCTGTTGTCAATGTCGCCAACAGCTTTACTGGCACACAAACCTTTACAGGCACTTCATCAGCTACTGCCATTGTCCTAAACGATGCGGCAGAGGTTGCCACAGTATCAGCAACTGCGGCTACTGGAACGATTGCTTACGACATTACAACTCAGTCTGTCCTGTACTACACAAGCAATGCTTCTGCCAACTGGACAGTTAACTTTAGAGGCTCTAGCGGTACATCACTAGATACTTTGATGAGTACAGGTCAATCAATGACTGTGGCTTTCTTGGTCACTCAAGGTGCTACGGCTTACTATAACTCTGCTGTGCAAGTTGATGGCACTACATCAGGTGTTACAACTAGGTGGTTAGGTGGTGCGCCTACTGCGGGAAATGCTAGTGGTATTGATAGTTATCGTTATTTGATTATCAAGACAGGTAGTGCGACTTTTACAGTCTTGGCAAGCAACACACAATTTAAGGCTTAAACCATGCCATTACAAGCAACTTCTGGTGCGGCTAGTTACGATGCCTTTGGTGGTGGTGTTCCTGTTGCGCCTAACTACATTGAGGAAGTGTTTTCAACGTGGCTTTACACAGGTAACGGCTCTACGCAGACCATCACCAATGGTATTGACTTGTCTACTAAGGGTGGATTGGTTTGGATTAAGATTAGAGGCACATCAGTACAAGACCATGCCTTATATGACACAGCTAGAACTGCTAGATATAAATTAAGTAGTAATTTAACATCTGCTCAAGTAGATACTGGAACAGGCACAGATAAAGACTTTGCTTCTTTTAATTCAACTGGTTTTTCTTTGGGTACTCCATATTATTCAGATGATGTTAATGGAAACTCTTATCCTTACGCTTCATGGACATTCCGAAAGCAACCAAAGTTTTTTGACATTGTGACATGGACAGGCAATGGTTCTAACAGGACAATTTCTCATTCACTAGGCTCAGTACCAGCTAGTATTTGGGTCAAGCGAACAGACACAACTGGTGCATGGCAGGTCTATCATAGGTCACTAGCAAACACAGAATATTTGGTGTTAAACAGTACAGCGGAAAAAGCAACTGGTGCAACAAGATGGAACAGTACAACACCAACAAGCACAGTTTTTTCTGTTGGAACTGACGCAACTGTTAATGCTTCTGGTGGAACTTATGTGGCGTACATCTTTGCCCATGACGCAGGAGGCTTTGGCCTAACTGGTACAGACAATGTGATTTCGTGTGGGTCTTATACAGGTAATGGTTCTGCTAATGGGCCAACAGTAACACTAGGGTACGAACCCCAATGGATGCTGGTTAAAAACACAACAGAAGCGGGTGATTGGTATTTGGTGGATGTTATGCGTGGCTGGACTGCCTTAACTTCTGGAAACAATATAAATTACCTTAATTCAAATACAACAAACACAGAAAATACAGATGGTGCATTTGCCGTTACATCTACTGGTTTTAAAATGACTGTTAGTACTGCGGCTTTTAACAACTCTGGTTCTACCTACATCTACATAGCCATTCGTAGAGGCCCAATGAAAGTGCCTACGAGTGGGACTAGTGTGTTTACGCCTTTGGCGTATACAAACAGCACTGGCGGGGTAACTATTAGCAGTTTGACTTTTCCAGCGGATTTAGTAATTACTGATAGAAGAAATGTATCCTCTAATCGTGCTTTTTGGGATAGATTACGTAGTGCAACAAAAGCCATTTATTCAAATTTAACAAATGCTGAAGGTACTGTTGGCGATGGTTTGTCATCATTTGCAAGCAATGTTGGATATACGACTGGCTCTGGAGGTGGTGCTGACAACACAGTAGATGGAAGTCAGATTAACTGGATATTCAGACGTGCCCCTAGCTTTTTTGATGAGGTTTGCTATACAGGGACAGGAAGTGCTAGGACTGTAAGTCATAACTTAGGTGTTGCACCTGAAATGATGATTGTGAAAAACAGGTCAATTGCGTCTGACTGGAGAGCATATTCAGCAAATCTTGGGGCAACTCAAAACTTAAAGCCAAACACAACTGATGCGGCTACAAGTTCTACTTTAATATGGAACGACACAACACCTACATCATCAGTTTTCTCAGTAGGAACTTCTGCTGGTGTTAATGGCTCAGGAAACAATCATGTAGCCTACCTATTTGCCACTTGTGCAGGTGTTTCCAAAGTAGGTTCATACACAGGCACAGCAACAACAAAGCAAATTGATTGTGGCTTTACAGCAGGGGCAAGGTTTGTTCTTATCAAGCGCACAGACTCAACTGGTGACTGGTATGTCTGGGATACAGCACGAGGAATCGTGAGTGGCAATGACAGCTATCTTTTATTAAACTCTACTGCGGCAGAGGTTACAAACACAGATTACATTGACACTTATAGCGCAGGGTTTGAGATAAGTTCAACTGCGCCAGCCGCCATCAATGCAAGTGGTGGCACATTTATCTTCTTGGCTATCGCATAAGGAACATCATGCAAATCAGAACACAAACAGGCGCAGTCATGTACGAAGCAGAATTTCGTGCATACACAAAAGCCAATGGTGGCCCATCATGGGACATAACAACAACTGAAGTCTTAGAGGCTTTGGGTGCTGATGTAGTCTTTGAAGGCGCACAAGCTACAGGCGGTACTGTTTACCAATACTCTCAAGCCTCTGGTGTTGAGCAGATTGATGGCAAGTGGTATACAAAGTATGTGCTTGGCCCTGTCTTTTCAGACACCACAGATGAGACTGGCAATGTCACATCTGCTGCCGAACATGAGGCTGCATACAAAGCTGACAAAGATGTCGAGCAGGCCAAATCTGTGCGCACAACACGCGACACCAAGCTGGCCGACTGCGACTGGCGCGTCATTAAGGCTGCTGAGACTGCAACAACATTGGATGCAGCCTGGGCAACTTATCGCCAAGCCTTGCGTGATGTGACTGCCCAGTCTGGATTCCCTTGGACCATCACATGGCCTGATGCGCCTTGATGAATCATGGATGCAGACACTGATAAAAGGCTTGCCGTGCATGAAGCAATCTGTTTAGAAAGATACAACAACATAGACAAGTCACTGCGCGATGGGGACAAGCGCATGACGAAGATTGAATATCTTCTCTATGCGGTAATCATTGCCGTTTTGTTTGGACCAGGGGTGGCTGCCGAATTCTTCAAGAAGATTTTCGGGCTATGAGAGACTGGGCCGTGGCAATAATTGCTGCGGCCTTGCTTGTCCTGACCATTGTTTGGTCATTTTTTGTCATCATTTTGTTTTGGCCATGATTTATGCTCTGGTCTTACTAGCAGCCACTGCCGAATATCGATGCACTAGGTGGACATGGACCGGTGATGTTTACAATCGGAGGGTTGTTTGCCTTGAGTGGAAAAAGGTAGAAAAGAAATGATTCCCATCGATCCAATCACGGCCCTAGCAGGGATACAAAGCGCCATAAGCATGGTCAAAAAGGCAGCAGGTGTTGCCCAAGACCTTGGCTCACTCGCGCCAATGATTGGCAAACTTTTCGATGCCAAGTCTGTGGCCACCAAGGCCATGCTGCAAGCCAAGCAGTCTGGCAAAGGCTCAAACATGGGTACGGCCTTGCAGATTGAGATGGCACTGGAGCAGGCCAGAGCATTCGAGGAAGAGCTGAAAATGCTCTTTATGCAATCTGGAAAAATTGACGTATGGAACAAGATTAAGGCTCGTCAAGCAGAGATGGACTTGGCAGACGCTAAAGAAATAAGTGCTTTAAAGAAAGCAGAGAAAGCAGCCAAAGAGAAAGAGCAAGAGCAGCTGGAAATAGGTCTGGCCATTGGTGGCATATTCTTTGTCTTGTTTTTGGTGTTTGTCGGTGTGAATGAATTGATGACATTCTGTGAGACAACAAGAAGGTGTGGTCGGTGAATGAGTATCAGAAGACCTTTGACCTATGCCTCAAGATATTCGTTTACGGGTGTGTGGCTTTATATGCCCTTGGCTTTCTCAAATTTTTGCCGGATGACTTGTCGGACCGGATCGTTAATTTACTGCTGGGTAGAA